CTGTTGTCCAATGTGGTGGCAAACACTGCCCTGTATGTGCCCGTGGGCAGGGTGTATCTCTCATCTATGTCTAAAGTGAATGTTTCACTAGATGTTTTTGGTCCCAATGTGAAAGAGGCAATGGTGGCCAGTGTGGCATCATCCTGCAGTGTCACGGAAGTTGTGAGTGTGGTGGCACCAGCCGTGCCTCCCGTGGTCATCGCGTGTTGCACCCTGACAACGGAATCTGCGGCCGTGGTGTCAAATCTTATGGTGTAGCCGCTGGCTGGTGTGCCAGAGGCTTGGAATTTTAAATTTTGATTGGTTGCCGCGGTCCATGAACTGGGTTTAGAGATGTATGCCCCAAAGTCAGCGGGATTGTATGCGGTTAGTACGTTGAATACTTTCTTGCCCTGCAAGATCACTTTGATATCTGGTATGCCACCGCTGTAAGGATTGTTGTCCACTTCCTCTTGTGTGGGATTAGGTGGCAACCATTCAAATCTAAATGCCATATAGCACAGCCCGCTCAGCTTGTGGTCTGCGGTCCATCCAGGAGCATTGGTCAATATGGAAGATGCTGTTTGGTCATCCCTGCCATCAAAGAATTGCACCTGTAATTTGTTTTGATAGTTGCCAGAACTTGGTGTGGCCAAAGTGCCATGTGTGTAGGCAGACAAGGGCACGGTGTTGTCATCTATCAATAAACTGGTATAACCACTGCATTGTCCTTCTGCCAGCACCATGGCAAGATAGAGATATTGATTGGTGCTGCCATTGGTGGATACAAACACCCTGGTGCCACCCACCATCCTTGTTCCATATACCACAGGTATGTTGCTGATGGCAGAATCTTTGTTAAGAAGCACACCCTGTATCTGTCCCCTATCTGCTTCATTTTGCTCAGGAATGTTTATGTCTGGCCCAAACGGTGATTTAAAAATATTTTTGATACCTTCAAATATTTTTTTACCTGCCTTGTAAATGTCACCAATAATAGGAATGTCTTCAATATCAGGAAGATCACACATTAAACTACCAACTTTCTATAACTTTCATTAAATTTTTTGTATCCTAACCTATCAAAAAATATCTGCATCTTATTAAACTCATCTCCATGGGCATAGTTAAATTGTATTTCAATGGCATTGTTTAATCTCGCAAATTCTTCAACTTTCTTATAAATTTTCAGTGCGGACAAACCCCTGCGATGATTAGGATGTATGTAATAAAATAAATCTTTAACCAATAAATCATAATTCCACAGGAATTGTGAAAGTATCACTGCACAGGCACCAACAATTTTTTTATCATCGCTCTCCAACACAAATACCTTAAATTTTGGATTGTTAATAGAATTTAGATAGGCATTTTTTAGTTTTTTAAAATCAAAATTTAGATGTCTAAATTTTTTACTTTCTTCAAATTGTATCTGATTGAGATCTAAACAATTTTGTAGATCAGATCGTTGAAATTCTCTAACTATCATTTTTCCTCTCCCATGCAATATCTGCCTGTAAAAATCCATTGTTCATTAAAAAATTTGCTTTTGTGTCTGGATCCAATAGATAAGATTTACTATGTGTTCTCACGTGTTGTATTTCATTTTCATCACAAAATTGCATGATGGCATCAAACAACATTTGATAATCTTCACAATTCCTGTGTTCCGTGTCTGTGTGAATCAATTCAATTAAACATTTTCTTTTCATCACCCAAGGTAAAAATCCTAGATTGGCCACGGCAAATCCTACCAAACGATCATCATCAAAAAGACCATAACATTGATTATTGGCATTGACAAAAACACTTTTGACTTTAAAATTGAAATCTAATTTATTGAAATCTTTGTCCACCCATCCTCGTTCATACACTGCCTTATAGGCCAATAATAACACATTATTGATATCCTTGGATATTAATTGTCTAACAATTTTCATTTATAATCTCCCCCATCGTATGTCTTTCACTATTTGCGGAGAAAAATCCATGCCCCTGTCTGTGGGGAAATGTAAGTTCTGTGATGATGGATTGGTCCTCCTGCCATTGTTCCTCTCAAAATCCGCAAACTGGCTGGCCAAGGTCAAAACGATAGTGGCAGTGGTTCCAGTCTCTTCTATGGTATAGGCAGATATCCTGCCATCAAACATCAGATACACATCATCTGAAGTGAATGAATAATCTGATTGCAATATGGCACGATATATCACCACTCGCTTGTTAATATAATCGTTGCTGAGGATCAGTGCCACCATGGTGGTATCCACAGCGGTAAAAGTCATTTCTAGTGATCCCACCCTAAGATCTGAACTTTCTTGTATCTCTCCATAACCCAAAAATTGATTTTGTGCGATGTAGACATTGTCACCGCTGTCAGGAGCAGAATCAGAATTGAAAGTTAAATTTATGTTGGTGGTTGTGAAATATAATGGAGTGCTGAGATGTATCTCTATGAGATCAGCGGCAAAGATCTGTGAGGAATCTAATTTGGTTTGGAGCTCTGTGGAAATATCTCTTGACATTAAATGTCCTCTCTGACAGCAATCTCATATTGAAAAGTTCCATCCGCATTTGCGGTATACGACTGTTGATCGCTGTTCAAAAACACAGTGATGGGCACATTGTTGTAATCCACTGTGGTGCTTGTGGTGATGGCCTCAGTAAGGTTAGGATAAAAGGTCAATGTGTCCACTGTGGAATTGTCTAGATTGACATCCTCAGTGAGCATATACACCTTGTCGTGATTGGAGAACTTGATGAGATCACCTTTCTTGAGAGTGCCCGTGCCACCTGAAACATTACAGGTCAAAACACCTGGAGATGTGTTGGCATTTACAGTCACGGTGCCTGAGGCAGTGCCTCTGGTGGTGCTGATCACTGGTGGCACCACTGAGAATGAACTGAACTGTCCATCTTGTTTTACAATGAAACTGTAAAGGCTCATAAAATCTGCTCTGCTGAGTGCGGGAGATTTGAGAGAAAAACTCCAATACTGTGCTCCTGTCTTCAATCTTTTGGTTATGCCGCTGACAGATGTGGTCACCCTTGACACTGTGTTGCTCTGCCAATTTACTGTGGTAAAACCTGCTGTGGGAAATGTGCCGCTCATGTTATGCTAAACTCCTTTGTCCTCGCTCATTGAGAGCTTTGTTAATAATACTAATTATCAGGGCTTGCCTTTGTATCAAAAGATCATCAAAATCACTGGCATCCACTGTGCTGATATTGAAATTTACCGTGACATTTTTGCTATCACCAGACACAGAAGCAGTATCTGCCCCATCCATTTGGTTATTTGGTATTATTCTACCATTGCTATTGGGCACAAATAATTCTGGTCCTTTTTCTCCCACAATGATGGGAGCATTTGCTGATACAGCTCCACCCTGTGCAAAAAACGGAATGCCAAAGCCACCTGAGAACACAGCAAGAGCAGCCTGCAAAGCGATTTGTTTTTTTAATTGTTGATTGACATTATAAACCTCATCACGAATTTCTCTAAATTTTTCTCTGACCTTTTCTAACACAAATATTTCTATGGCCAATGCAATAAATCCTGTGATCAATTGTTTAAAGATAGCACGTGCCAATCCACCCAATGCTTCACCAGCACTTTTGGCACCAGTCAATATGTCATAAAGAGCCTCAGCGGCCTGTGTCTTGAGAGATCCAAACGCATTTTTTAATAGATTTACACTCTCTTGATAGGGATTAGAAGCTTCTATCAATTGAGCATAAGCATCTTGTCCCGCTCTGCCCAATTGATATAATAAATCTCTCTGTTGTCTTAATTGTTCGTTTATAAGATAAGCAGGTATATTGTCTTGATCTGCTTGTGCCTGCAGACTTCTAGCATAAGCTTCTGATGCTTTTTGTGCTTGTTGTGTGGCTTGGGTCGTGCCCTTATAAGCATCTGTGACTTTGTCTATAACACCTTTGCCTTTGTCAATCTCTTCAAAAACCTTTTTGGTTGCTGTATAATCAATCTTAGAAAATGCTTCTTTGAATCTTTCTATAGAAGGCAAACCCCCAAACAGAGTGCTATAAAAGCCTTTCATGCTGTTCCAAGCATCTGTAAAGAAATTAATTACAATTCTGCCCACGTTAATGAAGGCCTGTGCTATTTCTCCCAGTATCACTCCCAGCACTCTAAATCCAGCATTGAATTTGTCCAACTGAACTTGCCCACCTGTGAATGATCCTGTGAATGAAGTTAGAAAATTTTCTCCAAATCCTATCAGGGCATTTTGCACAGCATTAAGGCTGCCTTGCACACTGTCTGCTTGATCTTTTAGGGCACCACCCAATGGACCATTCTTGCCCAATAGTTTAGATAATGCTTCATTGGCTCTCAGTCCTGATTTTTCTGCTTCTTTGGCAATGTCTGGATAAAATCTTTTGATGTATTGTGCCAATTCGCTTGTGGTGCCTATGCCTTCCACATTGGCTTTGGCAATCATCTCAGCGGCTTTTTCAACTGAGATACCAAATGCGGCTGATGCCACACCTGCTTGTTCTAAATTCTTTTGTAAATCTTGTGGTAGAGGAGATATTCTTGCCAGTACCACAGATGCTTTTTGCACATCATCCAGTGATAATTTGTATTCTTTGGCAAATTTTGTGGCAGTATCAAATGCCTGTTTGCCCAGTTGGGCTCCACCATACAGTGCAGTGAGTTCACGATTGGTTTTTTCTGCGGCTGTGGCCACATCCAACATGGACTTTAATACACCTGCTCCTCCCAATGCAATGAAGGCACCCCTAACAAGTCTAAACGTGGAAGCCACTGTGGCACCATTCTTGTCAATCCTGTTTAGTGCAGTATTAACTTGATTAAGTCCTCCTAGTCCTTTGACTAAGACATCAATACCTAGTGCATAACTGGCCATCGTTATCTACCCCTTACAGGGTTGCCTTTCATTTTTGAAGCTTTCATAGTTTTCTGCTTCTCCTGGTTATCGTATGTGATGTATCCAGCCCACATCACTAATTCCAACGTTGACATCTTTATGATTTCTTCAACAGACTTATGCAGTCTATCTGCTAGCACCATAATGAATCTCAACTCAACGTTGGTTGCTATTCCTTTGCGGCTTCTTCTGCAGTAACATTTACTTTACCGTTGTTGATAGCACCTGCCACTTTAATAATAACAGATGGATCTGCTTCGTTAAGTAATTTTACTCTGTCCGCATCAGTGAACAACCTCTTACCATTGGCATCTTTGGCTTTGACAATCAGTGTTTCCACCAATGCTTCTACCAAGTTACCTTTTGTGGCAAGATCCACTATCCTAGACTCATCTTTGAAAGGATGTGTGGTTCTGAAATAGATATCAGTACCCCATTCCTCACAGTGATATTTTTTAAGATCACCTGAGATGCTGTTTTGATAGTGTTGGCTTATCTTATCTGTAATGCTCATTTTTTATTTTCTCCTTATTTTTTCTTGTCTTATTACTTGATCAATGGATGGCTTGATAACACCTTGTGGTGCTTTCTTGCTGTATCCACCTGCATCAATTTTTGGTCCATAAGGTTGTGGGTTGATTATTTTTACTCTTTCCTTGGTTCCATACTTCTTCCAAGATCTCTTGAACTTACCGCTCTTTACTGGGCTATTGGCCTGTAATAATTTGTAGAGTTCATCCACAATTATGTTGGTCGCACCAGTGATATAAGCCGTTGTGTCAGAGATGGCTTTTTTAGAGTTAAATTTAACAACCACATCAACCATATTATAGACTGGTTTTTGTTAATGCACCAGAACCTTGGAAAGTTACTGAACATTCCACCATACCATCAAAGTTTGCAGTGATAGAGTGTCCTGTTATAATAATTGTTCCTGAAAGTTTGATACCAGTGGTTTCACCTGATGGATATAACTCAATTGTGGTTGCTCCATTGTCTCCACCAATAGCATTAAACAAATTTACTTGTCCTTGGTTGTCATCTCTGAAATAAAGATCCATAGATCCAGAGAACTGTTTAAGTCCTGGAAGATATGCTCGTGATCCTGATCCCATAACAGATGTTTCAATTGCCTGTGTTTCTTGATCTAACGTGAAAGATCTAACACTGGCTACTGATACAGCAGAAGATGCAGTGTCAGAGAATTTAACGACACCCGCTTCACCTGTGTATGTTGTTGTGTTTGTTGCCATTTATTTGGCCTCCTTGTTTTTGTTTTTAATCATCGCTGCCACAATGTGTTCATCTAGTATGTCAGCCGTAGCGATTAATTTGTGTCGCTTCAACTGATGTTTAATTGGCTTGGCAGTGCCAATATTTCGCGGTCTTAAGACTGCGGAATTCATTATAATACACCTTTCTTGTAGGTATAGAAAACATCCACTGTGACAATTACTTCACCCAGTGGTATCTCTCTTTCCACAATCTGTATATTACTAATTCTTGTGGTAACATTGTGAATGTTGCCTGAATTTACGCTGATATCTCTGCCTCGTTGTTGCTCTAGAGTTTCTTCAATTCTTTCCACTATTTCATTTCTTAATGTGTCTAATTCTGGTCCTCTCACATAGCATCTTAGGATATATTGTGTTTTGCTTCTGCGAAGATCCATGGATACATCTTCTCTGTCTTCAGTGGTGGTCACAACCAGTATGGCTGGGAATTGTGTAATGGCTAATTTTACCACATCAAAATATTTACGACTAACCAAACCAGGTGCTGGCTGTGTCATGTTTTGTAATTGCTGGGTTATGTTAATGGCTATATTTTCTCTGGCTGACATTATCTCTGCAATCTTCTATGATAGTAGGGTTTCTTTTCAGTTTCACTAAATGTGCCTGAACTGTCAAGATCGTATTCAACACCAACTTGTAGTATTAAATTAAATTCTTCTTCAAATTTACTCTTGTAGTAGGACATTTTTTCTCTGAAAACATCACCTGCTGGATCAAAGGTTGAGAGCTTGGGATATATGTAGTATGCTAGAACGTGATACACCGCGGCTCGTTCAAATTGGCTGGCATTCAGTTTGCCTTCTTCCAATCTAGTCACGTTGCCTGTGAGAACAGAAATATCCACTCTCCCAAATTTTGTGGTGGGCCACCAACGTATATTGAGCAGTCTCACGATGTCATCGTATGTTCTTTGATGTAGGTCGCTGAAGTCTTGGATACCAAACTCTAAAATTTGGGGTTCATAATCCTTCAAATCAGCATCTGTTGCGAATTGTGACATAGAAGTCCTTCTTTATGTTATTAATCAAGTCCTACTTGATTGCTTTTATTTATTGCATAAACGAGAAAGGCCCAATTAAGGGCCTCTCTCAAGTCAAACAAAAGTATTAAAATTATACTATGTTTCTCGTACCTTTTACAAGACAAGCATAGTTTTGTTTTAACACACCGTTACCTCTGGCAGTCGTGCACACAAATTCTGTGGTACGAGCAGAAGCATCACGTTGCGTTTCTATGCGAATGTTTCTTTTCAAGATATGACCAAACGCACTTGGTGAAAATACAGCACCAGCCGCAGAAGTCGCAGTAGATTCATCAGCGATCACAGTGCTCATAAACACTTTCACGTTGAATAATCTGCCCACGTATGCAGATGAACTGATTAAACTGTCACCAATAGTTGATAGTGCATTAGCACCACTTGATGTAGCATAACCTGCGTTAGCTAACACTTTAGTCAAGTAGTATGCTTGACCTGGGTGTAACACAGCAAAATAGTCACCATCTGCATCAGTTGGAGCATTAACTCCTCTTAATTTGTAGACAGCGGCTAATATTGTGTCTGGTGTGATTGTTCCTGAAGTATTACCTACAGAATGTGTAGTGATGTTGGTCTCTGTGAATAGAGAGAAAGCATCAGTATCAATTTTTTCTGCAAGTGCTGATCCCAACATAACTCCCACATCAGATGCCATAGTTCTAGCAGTAGATTCTGCTAAAAGGTCTGACACATCTAATCTAGCACCAATTTCTGATGCAGATATTGTTACTGATGTTACATCCATTGATTCACCATCTAAGTCTTGAGCTTGTGTTGGTGCAGATGCAGAGATTGAAGGGTACACAGGTACCTGTACTGTTAATCCTGGTTGTCCAGTGTAGTCATACACTTTAAATAGACTTCCAGCGATTGATTTTTCTTGTGCGGTGAAAATGGCCTCATTAAGGACATTTGTCAACAACGCTGTATCCAGCGAGGATAAACCTGCTGGGCCTAAAGATGAAGTTGCCATCTTTAACTCCTTATTGTTAAGTTAAATTTGACTTACAATCTACTACTTTTGGAATAGATTCCTACGAAGTTGCTTGTAAATCGCTCTGTCCGCTGGATTGTTTAGATCCAACTTGCTGACATCAACGTTCTTGGCACCTTCAGGTGATGTGTTTGATTTACTGCCTCCACCAGCGGGACCTGCTGTAACAAAATGTGGATTGGTTTTAAGCCATTCGCTTACTAATCCATCAATTGTCATAGGGTCACCAGTTTCAGTGTATTTCACTTGTCCAGATTTTGAATCAACCACTTCCACTTCACCAGCTTCTGACATTCTAACTTGATCCCTAACAAGTCTTGCAACCTGTTCTGGATTGATAGCTTTCTTGGTAGATGCCGCATTTATCAATGCTCCATCCACTTTGATTTTAGCCAGTTCACTGGATAAAGTTTGGATTTTTTGTTGGGCTTTATCAGCCTGTTCTTTCAAAATCTTTTCAAACTCACCCTTACGTTTTTGTTCCTCAAGTTTTAATTGCTCTTCTTTTTGGACCAAAGACTTGTATGCCTCAACATCCACACCTTCGTATTTTTTAGCAACCTTGGTTTCTGTCTTTCTTCTAACATCTGCCATGATAGCATCTAATTCCGTTTGGGTATAGACTCTGGTTGATTCAGCGACCTGAGATGGATTATTTTTAGAGCCTTCTGTGGTTGCCTCAGTAGCAATTTCCTTATTGGCTGTCAATGAATTATCACTCATCGTGTGTTTCTCCTTTTTGTTGAACAAGGGCAGGATATACCCTCGTAATGCAGTTATTTATACAGGATTACTTAATAGCAAAGAAATTGTTGCTGATACTCCACAGCACCAGTAATAGGGATCCAATCACTGTGATCAGTTTGATCCACAGCATGATGTTTTCAATGCAGAGTCTTTGTTTCTTGTTCTTAAGCAGTTGTTTCTGTAATATTACAGATTTTTTGGTAAGAGCATCTATTTTTTTAAGGAGAGTGCGTTCAAAACGATTCATCCTTTATTTACTTTTTTTCTGTGTCTCTGTAATCGTAGTCGTATTGGCCCACTTCTCGTTCATCTGTGGTCCATTTGGGTTGGTCCTCCACTGACCAATTGTGAGTGTTGACCAATCTGTTTATCAGTGGTGGTTGATTTAAATCTGTGCCCATGTTGCTGTCAAACACTCTGCATCTGTTGTTGGGTTGTATGGCATAATTGCCATTTGTCTGTGCTATCACGTGTCCACATTTGTGTTGGTCAGGTTTGCCCGCATAACCATAATTCAATTCATTGAAGTCACCTTCTGTCCAATCCAATGTGAATAGATATGTGCCTTCCATTTGTTTTTTATCTCTGGTCATAAATCGCATCTTGGCACCTGCCAGTTGATGGAATGTGGTCACTGCTATGTTGTAGGAGAATGAATCCCACAGCACCAATTCGTTGAGAGGTTGTTCTTTCACACCTTCTTCTTGACAGAATGCTGATATGGGTGCTCTCCACCATATGCCTCCATCTTCCATTACAAAATGAAACAGCGGTGCCTGCTTGGGTGCTGAACACACACCAAACACCACACACCAAAAATACTTGTCGTGTGAGTCTCTTTGATCTCTAAGATAATTGCCTCTCACGTAGCATTCTATCAGTGGTATGTTGGCATTAAGATACATTGGGTTTTTTCTTTCTTGGTTGATTCTGTTTCTGTGGTGGAGTTATGATGGGTTTACCAATATTCTTTGAAGGAGCATACAATTCCAACAATTCTAATCCTCGCTGATGTGCTGACTTCCTAAGGTTGATCAATGCCTTTCTTGCCTTCTCAGCATATAACCTGCTGGGATGGTCTATCAGTTTTTGACTGTTGATAAAATATTCTTCTATCAATATTTTTATTTGTTCGTGCCTGGCACTTTCAACTGGTAATCTATATAATGCTCTAATTGACATAATGGATTTATATTATATATTCAAATCCATTCTCTCTGTCTAAAAATTTGTAATCTACCATTAGAACACCAAAGTATTCATCCAACCAATCAGTGACATCTT